TCCAAAAACCTTCAATAGATTAGAGAACTATCTCTCCTTTCTCATATAGACGGGCTTCCCCGTCATGGAGGTATGCCGCATATGCAGCGTCTTCATAATCCATGAAGGTTTTTGGATTAAAACCATAATTTCCATCTTGAGTCAGGTACAAACCTGACTCATTTCTCACCACGAATTGAGCTTTCATAGCGAAAACCCTTTACAGCCAATTGGCTGCCCTTTCTCGTCGCGAACAAGTTCTCCTGGACAGAGACAATCATCTCTATCAGGAACTGCTTGTTTTACGATTCGGGACACAATATAATATGTCCCGTTTGTTTTCGCAGGAAGGCCAGTGACCTCCCCAAAAGCCGTTGTTACAACTGGAATGCCATTTATACGGCAAACCAGTTCGGACGACGTGGCGACGCGCGCAACTCCATCCGAATCGAAATTGGTGACATTCTCATCACCCAAAGCCTCATTTTCGAGACTTGGCGTCTCGAAAATTACTGACACCCTGTGAGGCGTCAGATTTATTATTTTCATTCCATCGACGTAGTGGTATGTCATTTTTAAATCTCCTTTTTTGGCAGCTCAATTGCTGCGTCTCATATTTATATTTTAACACCTTATAAAATCCTGTCAAGGGATAAAAGCGAAAATTTATACAATAATAAAAGTGTTTGAATTTTTAATTTTTTGAAAAATATGAAAAACACTTGAATTTTTTAATTTTTATATGGAAAAACTTTTGCCTTCACAATTTCCATATTTGAGTAATTCCTTTTGAATTTTTTGAATTTTTTAACAAAAATATAGAAATAAAGTTTTTCTTTTGGCATTTTTAAAAACGCCTAAAAAACTCGAAATGAAAGAATTTAGAACCATCAAAAGAGAAAAAACATAACAATATTAATATTTTAATTAATCTTTTTCATGGCAGATATATTTTTCTATAAAGTTTTTCACTGAAAAAAAATAATTACAGTATATGTATAATTACAGTATATATTTAAAAAGAGAGATGTAAGGAAGAGTAGCTATAAAAAAATATATATAAATAGTTTTGGAGAAAAATATATGCCGAGAAAAATAAATATTAAAGATAATATTTTCAGATACTTAGCCACTTTAACCCGTTTTAAAAGTCTTTCTTTGCAAATTTTTTGTATCGCGCGCTCATAAGTACGCGAAACTGTTAGCGTTTAAAAAATAATAAAAAAGTTGACAAAGAAACAAAGACGAGTGTACAGATAAAAATGGAGGTGCGGCGATGCAAAAAAACAATTTTGGCCATCACGTTTTGGGGGCTATCGGCGACAGTTGCGTTTCTAAAAGCGCAATTCAAGGACGCATTTTGGAAATGACCGACAACGCGCTAAAAGACCTTGTGGACCGAGGGCTTTTGGAACGGGACAAATTTTGTGAATTCAGGAGGACCCCTCGAGCGAGAGGGCCGAATGTCAATCATGGCGGTTTTTTCGATTTTGGGGGAGGTGGCAAAAGCAAAAAAATTGACACAATTAAACGCCTTGCAAAAATCGCGCCACTGTATGCCAAGTCATATCCGGCAACCGGAAATTGGAGGTTTTTCGCCGGATTAAAACTGCAACAAACCGCGATACCACCAAAGTATTTATCTAACAAAGAGGGTTTGTGGTACTTTTGCAGCTATGAGTCCCCGTGGTTTAAAATCCAGGCGCCTTTCGAATACGCCGATTTTAAAATTCTCGAATTCGCTTTTAAGAATGGGAGCATTTGTGTTACGCAGACAGCCGCGAGTGGGATAAGCATATCCCGAACAAATGACCGCCTCAAATTAATGGTGGAGGAGGGTTTTTTGGAGTGGGACCGCGAGCGCCGAGATCTGGGTAGGGGGAAGTTTAATCCCCGATGGTACGTACCCACTGAAAAAACGGTACAAGTTTTACAAGATCATAAAAACCGTTTTCCCGAGTGTTTTAGTGATTACGAAGGTGAAGAATTTTAATATTTTCGCGTATTTACAACCATTCAAATTTTTAAATTTCCTTCCCAAATATACGCGGCCGTCTCGAAAATTCAATTTTTCGAGGCTTAACTATCTAATGATTTCAAATACTTACAAATAACAGTTTTATAAAAAGTGCTAAAGAAAACAAAAGCTAATGATTACAGCTACTTAGCTTTTCATAGTTTAAAAAAAGCATAAAAGAAAAGAAACACAAAGGGCATAAAAAAACGCTTTTTCACCGTTGACAAGCTTTTAGAAAGTGTTAAATTATAAATATGAGAAGCGCACGCAAAAATAAATACTCAAAAAAATTTATGAGTGACGAGTATTTTGTCAGATGGCTATAAAGGGGGTGCGATGTGTATAAAGTTGTAGCCCTTAAAAACGGCACTATTTTTAGGGAGACATCCGTTGACTGGGATGGTCGCCCTTTCAGTTCTTCGGTCGCCGCAATAAGGTGGATTGAGGAGGTTTCGGCGCTCGTACCTGGCGGTACGAGTTTTACGTGGGAGAAAATTTTATGAAAATTCGTATTCTTGGCACGCTTCTTGAAGGCACAGAGAGGCTATACGAAGGACCGACGGTTCGCGAAGCTCTTTTGTCAGCAGCCCAGGACTTTGTGTGCTGCGGGCACTTCAAAAAAGTGATGGACGCGTTTTTGTTTCTGAAAAACACGCGTCCGCGTATTTGGAAAGAGGAGGCCGAAAATGTGGATTATTGACAGCGGTAAAATATTCGAGGTTAGAAGTACTGCAGACGGTTGGGAGTGCGAAACAGGCATAGTCTTTGCACAAGGGTCTAAAAAAGTGTTCACTTCGAAGCGTGGCGCGCAAATCGACCTGTTGGAGAAGGTCTTAGAAGTCCAGCAGGCGATTATTCAGAAAGAGATTGCTCTGTTGAGCGAGACCATGAGGCAAATTGAGGGGCTTAAGTATGTTTAAAATTTCTATTATATGTAAGCATTGCGGCGCAAGGCTAGATTTTGAGGAAGAGGAAAAAAAACTGCTAGGAATTGTGGCAGTTGCGTGCGGAAAGTGCGGTTTCGTTTTCGATTGGGAATATGTACCTCCAGTAGACCTTTAAGCAACTTTCGTGCCATAATAAGAATGTTATGGCGGGAAGAATAACTCAAGAACAAAAGAGACAAAAGAAACTCAACACGCGCGATTTATCCGCGTTTGTCGAGGAGTATATCGAGCGCCACAGTTACGACGACCCCGTTATAGTTTTACTGAAACTATCGAACGGGGTATCGTTTGACGCCGAATGTGTTGTTAAAGACGAAGTCCGCTGTCGTGCAGCTTCGGAGTTGATGAAATATCTCTACGTTCCCAGGTCTCAGGTTGAGATTTCCGGCCAAGCGGAAATTGCGCTTGCGGACATAAAAATCAATCAAGCCGTCGCGGATTCATTGGCCCGTAAATTGCACGATGCCGGTCTCGGAAATAGGCCGACCGTCGAAGAGATTGATTTTGATGATTTATGAAACCTTTGAAAGCTCAAGATTTTGACCGTGCCGAGCTAGCCCTTTTAAAAAATAGGTGCGAGGGCGACTTCACAACTTTTTGCCACGTGTTTTTTCTCGCAACAACCGGCCGCCACTGGGTTACAGCACCTTACCATAAAATTGTAACCGGTACGCTCGAAAAAGTAACGCGAGGCGAAATTCGCCAGCTGATAATCAATATACCCCCTCGATATGGCAAGACTTGGCTTGTGTGCGTTCTTTGGGTCGCGTGGAATCTCGCAAAGTCGCCTTGGTCAAGGTTTTTGTACACTTCGTACTCTGACGATCTGGTGCTGAAATCAAGTCGTTTTGTGAGGGATGTAATTTCGACCGAGCTATACCAGTCTCTTTGGCCTTGCCAATTTCGAAAAGACGAGACAGCTAAAAAATCTTGGGAATTGGTGGGCCATGGCGGAGGTCTAAATGCTGCCTCAGTCGGTGGCCAGTTAACCGGTTTTGGTGCGGGCGTAACGGGATACGAAGATATATTTTCCGGCGCTCAAATTGTCGATGACCCTAACAAAGTCCAAGATTCCGACAGCCGCTTAGCGTCTGAAACAGTGCATTCGTTCTACACCGAAACTTTCGAAACGAGAAAAGAACATCGGCGTGTTCCTTGCATAATAATCCAACAGAGAACTTGCCCGGACGACTTATCGGGATATCTGGTCACTTCGGGCGCCCATGGATATTGGCACCATTTAATAATCCCCGGGTTGATCGAAGAAGAAGATGAGTACCCGAAGGAATATAAATTTGGCATACCAATTGCGCATAACCTCCCGGCCGGCGCGCTTTGGGATAAAAAGCATACAGTCAGTGAGTTGACCGCGATGAGAGACAATTACCTCACAGAATACAAATTTTGGACGCAGTATAAGTTAGTTCCTCGTGCGCGCGGGGGTGGTTCGGTAAAAGCCGCATGGTTTGTTGATTACGATTTCTACGACCCGAGAAACGGAACGATTGACGGTATAAAAATTGCATCGAAAAGAATTTATGCTGATACTGCTCTTGAGGCGAAGGAGAGGAACGACCGTTCAGTGTTTTTATGTGCTTGTCAATTGGCTGATAAACGGGTCGCGATTTTGGACTTGTGGGTTGACCGGGTCGAAGCGCCGGAGCTAAACGAGGCGGCGAAAAATTTCGTGTATAAGCATATCTTTGTGGAAAATGTTACAAATATTGGATTGTCATATTTCAGAATTGAAAAAAAGGCCAGTGGTCACGGCTTGATTCAGACGCTGCGAAAAGACGCTGAATTTTTAAGGATGTCTAAGGGGTTGACAATCTCGCCGATCGAGCGTAATATCGATAAAGTGTCGCGTATGAACGCGGTTGCGCCGCACATAAAAGTGGGCGCGTTATTAATACCTAAAAACGCCACTTGGCGAAGCGCTTTGGTTAACGAAGTCACCGAGTTTTCGCCCCTGGGGACGCAAAAGCATGACGACATTACTGACACAATTATGGATGCAATCTATGATTTTCGTATTTCAGAAAGTGGTTTAGACTATGGCGTATATAAATAAAATCGCATTGGCTCATGACGTTGAAGGTCCTTTTATCCAGGTTTTTGACTCGGATGTTTTCGGCGAATTTTATTCGGTTGAACTTTTTTTTAAAGACACGAAAAAAGTGCAAAAAGGCGTATTTTCTGCGTATTTACGTAAAAAACCACACGAGCTTGTTGGGGCTATACAAACAACGATTGAGTCAAATCAAGAAAAAGTAAAGTTGAATTTTATCCGTTGGGTCGTCGCCCCAGGGTATTCAATGCTATTGGATTTCGAAAACCTTGGTGGCGACCTTAAAGAGGTGGTTGTTAAGTATGGAAAGTCAAGATAAAAATACGAATTTTGTTAATGACTCTTTGGTAAATGTGCTCCGCGGAAACGGAACGGCTAAAGACCCAAAAACAGCGAATACTTGGGTAAGGAGTGCCTATGACTACGATCTTTTGGACACGATTTACGGTGAGCATTGGCTTGCCCGAAATTGTGTCGACGTTCCAGCGGTCGAAGTCACTTCGAAGTGGCGCGATATTTGCACGCCAAGCATGTCGCCGGATGAGAAGTGGATTTTCAATAAGGTCGAAAAAAAGCACAAGATTAAGAGTAAAATTCGGGAAGCTCTTAGGCTTGCGAGAAAATACGGCGGCGCCGCGATTTATGTCGCTCTTGAGGGAGTGGATATCGAAGAGCCGCTTCAAATTGAGAGAATCCGGAAAGGGGGCGCGATAAATTTTATTGTTTTTAGCCGGAACGACCTGGAACCATCGGCGTCTGAACTGGAAGCTGATGAGATGGACTTGAATTTCGGCCTTCCCAAGTTTATAACGATTCGAAAAAGCGGCAAAAAAGTCCACATTTCCAGGTTTTTAGTTTTTCGCGGGCCGGGTGTTGCGGATACGACGCAGTCTACTTTTACCGACCGATTTTGGGGTCGCTCAGTTTTGGATAGTTCGTTGATTGCAGCGATCGAACGCGCCGAATCTGCAATGGATTCTCTCGGGATGTCACTCGATCAAGCCACTGTCGATGTTCTAAAAGTTCCGGGACTTTTTTTGAAGCTCGTCGACCCGGAAACGAAGCGTCAATTGCGGGACAGAATCGCGGAAGGGGCGATGACTCGCTCGATTTACCGAATTGCGGTTGTCGACAAAGACGAGGATTTTGTACGCGCCGAAGCGACCGGGTCGCTTTCGGCCGGCGCGCAAGTTTTGCAAGCACTTTTACAAGTCCCAGCCGGCGCCACCAATATCCCTGTAACAAAACTTTTGGGAGTTTCCCCAGGAGGGCTAAACGCAACCGGTGAATCCGATTTGTCCAATTATTACCAGATGTTAGGGGCTGTTCGCGAGGGAGACATCGAACCCTCAATTGAGATCGTAGATTCTGTTATTTGTCAGTCGGTATTTGGCAAGGTTTTTGCAGATTGGGATTTTTCGTGGGCGCCTTTTTGGGAGGCAGACAAAGTCGAAGAGTCGACAATTACCACTCAAAGGATTACAAACATACTGAACTTAGTTCAGGGACAAATCCTTTCAGAAAAAGTTGCGCTTCGCCAAATTTTTGCGGACGGAACGTTTTCAGAATTGGCGGAAGAAGACGTAAAAGAGTTTGAAAATTTTATTGACACCGAAAACACCGATACGGACTCCGATACGGACTCCGATACGGACTCCGATACGGACTCCGATACGGACGCCGATACGGACGCCGATAAAAAATGAAAAAACGCCGACTCAATCGCCGTGCGAAGTGGCTGCCTCCTGAAGCGCCGAAGAAAATTCAATTTGAGTTCTATCGGTCGCTTATGGACTATACGTCTGAAGTGGCCCAAATTTTGCAAGAGACGGTTTTCCCAGTTGCTCTTTACCAAGCGGGGAAAAACGAGATTTTAAATTCCGTAAGTGACTCCGAACTGACGCCTTTAGACTACGCTTTTACCGAATTTTCGAGAAGAATATCACAATTAAGCCGGGAAAAAGTTGAAAAAGGCACGCGAAAAATGGTCGACGGTGTCGAGTCATTTAACCGCAATCGGTTTTTAAGTAATGTCAAACGTTCCGCCGGGGTAGATTTAACAGCAATCGTTACCCGTGGTGGCGTAGCTGAAGAAATTCGGAATGCTGAAAAAGTAAGCTTTGAGTTGATAAAAACAATAGGGCCGAGCTATTCCGACAAGGCTAAAAAAATTATCGCGGACGGTCTAAATTCCGGCGTGACTAGAAAATCGCTTGAAAAAAAACTGTTAAAACTCGGGGGCTTTAAGGAACAATACGAAGGCACCGAACAAAGGCGCGCGCGTGTCATTGCTCGTGACCAAAGTCAAAAATTTGCAAAATCCGTCGATACTGCAAGACAGAAAAAAGTTGGTGTAAAGCGTTTTAAATGGGTGTCAGTGGCGGATGAGAGGGTGCGGGACAAACATGATGATTACAACGGCAAGGTTTTTGAGTATGCCAATCCGCCGAATGGCGAGTTACCGGGGAACGCCGTAGAGTGTAGGTGTCACGCAGAACCGGACTTGGAAGGGATGTTAGAGGCTATCGAGAAAGGCGAATTGATATGATAAGTATTTTTTATGTGTCCGCAATTGTACTAATCATATCAATTCGCCTTTCTCGATAGCCTCTAACATCCCTTCCAAGTCCGGTTCTGCGT